GAGTTCAGATGAGGCTGGTAATAATATTAGAACAATAAATAAAATAGATAAATTATTTGATATTTCTGTTGTTACCTACCCAGCATATTCCCAAGCGGATTCTGATGTAATGGTAGCACAAAGAGGATTGAAAGAATATAAAGAAACAAAGAAATTAGTCAAGCATTCTCTTCTTGGACTAAAAATTGAAATAAATAAGAGAAAATAATAATTAAAATTAAATTTAAATGAAAACATCAATTGAATTAAAAGAGTTACGTTCTGACATAATCTCACAATTGGAGAATATCAAAGATGTTGCTTCAACTGAGAAGAGGGACTTAACTGAAGATGAAAACAATCAAGTTGATGGATTATTAACTGAAGTTGATAATCTTGATACAAAGATTGAAAGAGCTGAAAAAATGGAAACTATTAAAAGAAATAGTGCTGTTGTTTCAGGTGTAGAAACTAAAAAGGTTGAGAAAGAAATCAGAGGCTATTCTTTCCAAGATGCATTTAAACAAGCTTACTCTGGAAGAGTAGAGGGACTTGTAAAAGAAATGGATCAAGAGGCAAGAAATGAATCAAGATATACTGGTCAATCTTACAAAGGAATAGGTATTCCATCAAGCATATTAACAAGAGCAGAGATAGCTACATCAGCTGGAAGTGCTACTGATGTGATGGCTTGGACAGACCAATTAGAAGCAAATCTTGTTTTAGCAAGTGCTGGAGCTAATTTTTATAGCGGTATAAATGACATGAAGTTCCCAGTATTTTCTTCTATAAATTCTGGATTTGTTGCTGAAACTGGTGGCTCAGCTCCGGCGGCTAATGGAACAGCTTCAAGCGTTACTTTATCACCAAGCAAAATGATTTCTATTGTAAATGTATCTGCTGAGGCAATGATCCAAAACCCATCTCTTGAGGCGGCTTTAAGAAGAAACATGGCTCAAAGTGTAGCAGCTACTTTAGAATCAGCTTTATTAGATACTGGTGATGTAACTAATGCACCAGCTTCTATCTTTGCTGATGCGGCTACTGGACCAACTGGTGCTTTTTCAGCGGCTAATGCTATTGAAATGGAATCAACTTTACTTGGTAATAATGTAGATTTACAAGGTGCAAGAATAGCTTACTTAATGGATGCTGATGCTTATGCGAAAATTAAAACAGAAGCTCAAGTAAGTGGAGTTAGTGCAGCTTATGATTTAAGAGATAAAACTGTTAATGGTTACTTTGCATTTGTTTCATCTGCTGTTGCATCAAGTGGAACAGCTTCTAAAGACCATGTACTAATGGGAGATTTCTCAAAAGTACATATTGCTCAATTTGGAGGCATAGATGTTCTTTATGATCCTTACACTAATGGAGGTATCGGAGTACCAAGATATGTATTAACATCTCTTGTTGGCGGTGATGCTGTACAAAATGCAACTGCATTTGTTCAATTAACTGAGGCATAATAATTAGTATTAATTAAAGGGGTGGCTTAATACCCATCCCTTTTTTTTTAAATTCAACTATGAGAGCATTTAAAGTAGTTACACCAGCAACAAGTAATCCAATAACATTAACTGAGGCAAAAACTCATTTAAAAGTAGATACAACGGCAGATGATACATTTATCACTAATCTGATTAAATCAGCTACATCATCAGCTCAAGAATATACTAATAGATTTTTTATTCAAACTACAATCCAACAAGTTGGAGATAAGTGGGAAGATATAAGTAATTTATTTAAATCACCAGTTTTAAGTGTTACTAATATAAAATATGTTGATCCAGATGGAACATTACAAACATTAAACACAGATATTTATTTTGTTGATGATGTTAATAAACCAGCAAGGATTGGATTAAAACCAAATAAATCTTTTCCAGAGATTATTGATAGATTAAATGCTGTACAAGTAAATTATGTTGTAGGGATAGCGGCTGGACCAGATGAGGTTGATGAGGGGATAAGACAAGCTTTGTTATTAACTATTGGTAATTGGTATCAGAATAGGCAAGCGGTTGTTACTGGAACAATAGCAACTGAGCTTCCAATGAATGCTAAGTTTTTATTAGACCAATATAAAATACAAGTATGCAGATAGGGCATCTTGATAGAAGAGTTACTTTGCAAAACTATTCAACAAGTGCTAACAGCTATGGAGAGTTGATAGAATCTTATAGTGATTATAGAACAGTTTGGGCTAAAGTAGATTTTGATGGAGGTAGTCAATCAGATGAATTTGATAGGATAACAGCAATAAGCAAAGTAAAGTTTTATATTAGAAATCTTGACTTAGCAAACTTAACCGAAAAAACAAGAATAAGCTATGATAGTAAACTATATTACATTCAAGCAATAAATGAGATTGAGGGAAGAGATAGTTTTTTAGAAATAATAACAGAACAAAGAGATTAAATGAGTTTTAGTAGAGCAACAGAAAAAGTAACATTTAAGATGGAGGGTTTGAAAGAACTCCAAGATTTATTTTCTCAACTACCTAAAACATTGAATAATGATAAGATGTTTAATAAGTTCTTTAGAGAGAACTCAAAACCATTAATTAAAGAAGCCAGAGCTAATCTTGTAAAGGAGAAAGCTGATAAAACTGGAAGATTAAAAAGGTCAATTGGTTATTTTACAACGAGAAGATCAAGAAAGTTCTTAGGGGGTTTTGTTGGACCAAGAGTTAAAGGAGCTTTTGGGGCTGGTAAAAAAAGCAAATCTGGTGAGGGTAAATCAGGATTCTATGGTGCTTGGATTGAATATGGTGATGAGGTAATGTTTGGAGGAAGAGGACCAATGAAAAGAGCAAAAAAATACTTTGAGCCAGCTTATCAATCAACTAAAAAATTAATGTTAAAAAATACTGTTCAAGATGCTGAGAAAGTAATTGCAAGGACTGTTAAAAGCTATGCAAAGAGAACTGAGAAATATGGAATATTTGGAAGATAATGAAAGTAGGGTTAGCATTATATAGTTTATTGAGTAGCAATGGAGAGGTTAGCTCAGTTGTTGGAACAAGAATATTTCCAAACGTAGCTCCTCAAACAACTACATTTCCATTTATTATATATGAAGTTGATGGTGATGATCCTAATGATACAAAAGATGGAGTGAGTACAGTAGATGTAAATAATATTACTGTAAGTTGTTATTCTAAATCATATAGTGATGCAAGTGATTTGGCATTAAAAATAAGAACAGCATTAGATAGACAAAGTGGAACTCATGGAGGGGTTTCAATTCAATCTATCCAATATGATAGTTATAATGATATTTTTGATGATAACCATGAGGATGGGGTGTTTAGGAAAGCAATAGATTTTAATGTAAGAATTATAAATACAGCATAATGAAATATAAATTAGAAAAGAATTTAAGAATGTTTGGAAATGTTTTCCAAGCTGGTGAATCAGTTGAATTAAAAGAAGAGGATTACAAGCGGCTCAAGAAATTGGGTTATTTTAAAACTAAAAAAAAGAAAGTAAAAGATGGCGACAATAACAGTTCAAACGATAACTGAAAGCGGAATAACTCCCACGTTTGCAAGTGCAACGGCAGAAGGAGATGTAATGGATAATGATGGAAAGACTTTTCTCATGATAAAGAATGGGGGTGGTGGTTCTATTACTGTTACAGTTACAGCTCAAGTTACATCATTTGATGTTGGTGCTTTCGGACCATTAACTAAAAGCAATGCAACTATTGCTGTTGCTGCTGGTGCTGAGGGTATGATTGGACCATTTGCACCTTTAGCTTTTAACACAAATGATTCCCAAATAAGTATAACTTATAGCGGAGTTACAAGCGTAACTGTTGCAGGGTTTAGATTAGATAATTAATTAATTAAATAAATAAATATAAATGGCAATTTTAAATGGAACTGAACTAAAAGTGTACAGCGCTGGGACAACTAACTTAGTAGCTTTTGCACAAAACTGTACTTTGACTGTTAATCAAAGTATAAGAGAAATAACTAACAAAGAATCAGCTGGATTCAAAGAATCATTAGAGGGATTGAGAGATTTCACTATTGATGTTGATGGAGCTTATGCATGGACTGATGCAAGTGGAGCAGCTTTAACAAATGGTGCAGATGATATATTACAAACGAATGTATTAGGTACAAGACAAGCTGTTAGTTTTATCTTTGGAGATACAACTACAACATCTGATGTATCTTATGCTGGTAGCGGATTTATTACATCTGTTAGTTTGACTGGAGGAACTGAAGATACAGCAACTTATTCAATAACTATTGAGGGTACTGGAGCATTAACTCAAACAGTTAATTAATAATAACTTTTGGTGGAGGTGCTTGGTAATTCTTTCGGTGAGTTACTGAGCATCAAAACCATTTTAAAATACTTACTGAAATGAATTATAAAATGATAACAATAGGCAAAGAAGACCATCCAATTAAGTTTGGCTTTAATGCTTTAAGAAAATATTCTAAAATGACTAATACATCACTTGCGGACTTAGATAAACTTGGGCAAGAGATGACTTTAGATAATGCTTTAATTTTAATGTATTGCGGAATAGAAGATGGTTACAGAGCTTCTAAGCAAGAAATGAAATTATCTGTTGATGATTTAGCTGATTCAATAGATGGTGATTTCAATGCTATTGCAAGATGTATGGAGATTTTAGGAGAGATGATGGGACAGGTAAATGAAAAAAAGCCGAATCCCAAGCAGAAGAAAAGCTGACTTGGGACAGATTGGAAGAGATAGCTTTTGGATTAATGGGGCTATCTGTTGAGGAGTTTTACAATATGATTCCAAGACATTTTTTTAATAAGATGGCTGGATTCTACGAACTCCTAAGCTTGAAAGAAAAGCATGAATGGGAAAGAGTAAGATGGCAAACAGCGGTGTTAGTCAATATACAAATCCCAAAAGGAAAGAGAATAAAACCAACAGATTTGATTGAATTTGATTGGGATAAAAAGAAAAAAGAAGTAGATTACAAGAAGT